CATGGAAGATGGGATATTAAAGAGACCTGCTCTCAAATTATGAGTGCAGTTGTGCAATATGAACCAGTAGCAGTAGGTATTGAAAAGGGGTCTTTAAAGAATGCAGCTCTTCCTTATCTCATGGATCTTATGCGCAGGCATAACCACTACTTCCGTATTGATGATGTCACTCATGGAAATCAAAAGAAAACAGACCGAATTGTCTGGGCTTTGCAAGGCAGATTCGAACACAAGAAAGTGACACTTAACTATGGTGATTGGAACAACGAGTTCATTGACCAGCTTGTTAACTTTCCTAATGCACAGTTGCATGATGACTTGATAGATGCTTTAGCTTACATAGATCAGATTCAAATAGTAGAGTACTTCCAAGAAGATCTGGAAGAAGAATATGAACCAATGGATGCCATTAGTGGTTATTAACTTAGGAAAAGTAAATGCAGAATAAACTTGTAGAATGGATCAAAGGTTATACGGATGACTGGCGCAGACACCGTGATGACAACTATCTAGAAGACTGGAAAGAGTACGAACGTATGTGGCGAGGTGTTTGGGCTGCAGAAGACTCTACTCGTAGTTCAGAACGTAGCCGTATTACATCACCAGCTACACAACAAGCTATTGAAAACCACACAGCTGAGATTGAAGAGGCAGTGTTTGGTCAAGGTGACCACTTGTTTGACATTCAAGATGACATGAAGGACAGTGATCCACGTGATGTTGAGTATATCCAGAACTATATCAAACAAAACAATAAGAAACAGAAAGCTCGTAAGTATATTGGTGACAGTATCTTACTAGCTTCCATCTATGGTACAGGTATTACAGAGGTTGTTGTCAAGAAAGTAACTCAATTCAATCCAGCTACCCAGGCAATGCCAGGTATGGCAGCTATGGCTGTAGGTGTTGAGCAAAAAGAAGTAGTTGTTGTAGCATATAAACCAATTAATCCACAGAATTTCCTGATTGATCCTACAGCATCTAGCATTGAAGAGGCTTTAGGCGTAGCTATTGAGGAATTTGTATCAGCACACGTAGTAGCACAGAAGGTAAGAGAGGGTGTGTATAGAGATACCGACATTGGAGATGACTCACCACCAGATGAAAAGCTAGAGCCTACAATGATTGATGAAAATCAATACAATGATGACAAGATTCGTATTATTCGCTACTATGGTCTAGTACCTAAGGCACTTCTAGAGTCTACAGATGAAGAAGAGATCGTAGATTTGCTAGGTGATGAGGAAGTTTCTGATTTAATGGAAGAGTATGGTGATTTAGTAGAGGCTATTGTTGTTATTGGTAATGACAAGCTGCTTAAAGCTGAGAAGAATCCGTACATGATGCAAGATCGTCCAGTAGTTGCCTACCAAGATGACTCTATCCCTAACAGATTCTGGGGTCGAGGCATTGCTGAGAAGGCATACAACATGCAGAAGGGCATTGACGCACAGCTTCGTAGTCATTTGGATAGTCTATCATTAACTGCAGTTCCTATGATGGCTATGGACGCTACAAGACTTCCTAGAGGTAGTAAGTTTGAAGTACGTCCAGGTAAAACTATCCTAACAAATGGTAATCCAGCTGAAATTATGATGCCATTTAAGTTTGGATCAACAGATACAAGCAACATTGAGATTGCAAATAAGTTTGAAGGTATGTTATTACAGGCTACAGGTACTCTAGATAGTGCTGGTATGCAGACTCAACCTGCTGGTTCAGGTGAAATGTCCATTGTTCTGTCATCTATCATCAAGAAAAACAAACGTACTCTTGTAAACTTCCAAGATCAGTACCTCATTCCACTGATTGAGAAGACTGCACATCGCTTTATGCAGTTTGATCCTGAGAATTTCCCAGTGAAAGACTACAACTTTGTAGTTAATAGTTCACTTGGTATGCTTGCTCGTGAAGTAGAACAATTACAAATGATTAACTTGATGAAGACTCTAGGTCCTGACAGTCCTATCATGCCTATCTTGATGCAAGGTGTTATTAATAATAGCTCACTTCCAAACAAGACAGCCTTACTAGAGCAGTTAGCACAGGCTTCACAACCTAATCCTGAAGCACAACAACTGCAACAAGCTCAAACACAAATGCAAATGGGATTAATACAAGCTCAGATTGCAGATTTAAATACTAAAGCACAGAAACAACAAGCAGAGGCACAGCAAGTAATGGTTGATACTCAACTAGCCCCTGAAGAAACTAAGGCTAAGATTATATCTTCACTATCTACTAACTCACAAGGGGGTTCTGAAGAGGACAAGACCTTTGAAAAACGTGTACGCATTGCAGAGTTAATGATTAAAGAAAAGAATGCTGATCTAAAAGAACTTGACATTAAACAGAATGCTGAAATTGTTGGATTGCAAATGAGAAAAGGCTTGACAAAATAACTAATTTATGTTATACTAATTAAAGTAACTGCTATTATACCACAAAGAAACGGAGAATACAATAGCATGGATAGAGAATTACAAGATTATTATGAAGATAGATTTACAACTATGGCAACAAAGGGTTGGTCTAATTTCATAGAAGATGTACAAGCCCTGCACGATGTGTATGTTCAAGTGAATACAGTTAACTCTGTAGAAGATTTATACAAACGAAAAGGGCAATTAGATATACTCCAATGGGTGTTGAACTTGAAGAATGTTTCAGAACAAACTTATAAGGAGTTGCAAGATGAAGAAGCTGTTTGATTTCCAGTGTCAAGATTGTAAAGAAAGTTTTGAAGAGTTGACGGAATACAAACAAACTTCTACATGCCCTCTGTGTGGTTCGGACGCTGATAAACTTATTAGTGCACCCCGAATTAGTTTAGAGGGGATTTCAGGAAGCTTTCCAGGTGCGGCAATCGCCTGGGCAAACAAGCATAAACCAATTGCTCAAAGAGATTAGATCCGCCAAGAATTTAGTTTCTTTCCTACAATGCTAAAAGCACAGGAGAAATAGTATGGCAAAAGTATTAGATGACGTTTTAGAAAGCAGTACAATTACAGATTCTTTGGATGATCCAATTGTACAGGAAGAGGTTTATACTCCCCCTGTAGAAGAAGACTTACCAGAGAAGTATCGTGGAAAAACACCTAAAGAAATTATTGCAATGCACCAAGAAGCTGAGAAGTTAATTGGTAAGCAAGGAAGTGAAGTAGGTGAACTACGTAAAGTTGTAGATGACTTTATTAAGACACAAACATCGAAAGACTTAAAGACACAAGAACCAGAATTAGAAGATGGTGATTTCTTTGTTGATCCAAAGTCAACAGTTAATCGAGCCATTGATAATCATCCTGCTATTAAGCAGGCAAAAGAAGCGTCACTGTCCATGAAAAGAACAGAGACACTAACAAAGATTGCAAATCAATTTCCTAACTATATGGAGATTGTTTCTGATCCGTCTTTTGCAGAGTGGATTAATAAATCTAAAGTACGTTCAGAACTATTTGTTAGAGCTGAAAATAACTTTGACTTTGATTCAGCTGAGGAATTATTATCAACATGGCAAGAACGACAATCAGTCACTAATAAAGCAATAGCTACCTCAAAACTAGACAGAGATAACCAACTCAAGACAGCAGATGTAGGTACTAGTAACTCTTCTGAATCTGTTTCTAAAAAGAAATATCGTCGAAGCGATATTATTAAACTTATGCAAACTGATCCAGACCGATACGATGCTATGTCTCAAGAGATTATGGCAGCCTACCGAGAGGGTCGAGTAGTCTAACATTATAGAAAAGGAATTATCATGGCAGCTATTGGTAACAATAACAATATTACAACAACAACCGCAAATACGTTCATCCCAGAAATTTGGAGTGACGAGATTATTGCTGCATACAAAAAGAGTTTAGTTGCAGCTAACCTATTTAAGAAGATGTCTTTCACAGGTAAGAAAGGTGATGCAATTCGTATTCCTTCTCCTACTCGTGGTGATGCTTCTCTTAAAGCAGCTAACGCACAAGTAAACCTTATTGTTGCAACTGAAACAGACAAAGTAATTACTATCAACCAACACTACGAATATTCACGTTTAATCGAAGACATCGTAGAAGTACAAGCACTATCTTCACTACGTCGTTTCTACACAGAAGATGCTGGTTATGCTTTAGCTAAACAAGTTGACACTTCATTAGTTCAACTAGGTCGTACATTTAATGGCGGTTCTGGTGTAACTTATGGTGGTGCTTTTATTGGTGGTGATGGTACTACTGCTTACACATCAGGTACAAGCAATGCTTCAGCTTTGACAGATGCTGCAATTCGTCGTACTATCCAACGTCTTGATGACAATGACGTACCAATGGATGGTCGTTTCTTTATGATTCCTCCTTCAAGCCGTAACACTTTAATGGGTTTATCTCGCTACACTGAGCAAGCATTTGTTGGTGAAGTTGGTAATAACAACACAATCCGTAATGGTGAAATTGGTAACTTGTATGGTATCCCTGTCTTTGTTTCAAGCAATTGCGACACAGGTTCAGGTACT